CCTTCGCTCCGTCTACTTCGATCTGGCAAGTGAATCGTGGAGCAAACTCCTCAAAGATACCGTATTCAATAACGCCGGAATCAGCATTAGCATCTAGGCGTGCTGTAACATTCGCGCCAAGATTCAATCCAATATTCTTAACAACTGGAGTATAAGCTGCACCACCAACCTTCGTAATGGTCATTCCGATATCCAAAAGTCGTGGGGGGAAGCCGGGAGTTGATAGTGGAGTATCGTTAGCTACTTCTGTAGAGTCATTATATACGCCCTGCAAGTTAAAGTCACCCTTAAATGGCTGTGCGGCATCTCCGGCAAAGGTCATTGTTCCACGCACACCAGAGGCAGGATACTTTCGGCTATCGAGGAATGAAAGGATGCTTAATGAATCATGGTTCTGGTTCGCCGGAACCCATTCGATGTATTCTTTTGCTACATCTTCCGTTGGTTCTAATTCAGCAAGGTTATCATCAATCCATGTGTCTACATATTGATATGGGGCTACGTCACCGTCTACTTCTGTTAGGTAATAGAATGTGCTTCCGCCTACCTTTGTTCGATAGATACGGACAACGACGCCAGCCGCTTTTAATGCAGCACACGCGGACCAATCAAGCGTTACCGAACCGATAACTCCGGTTGCTACAATACCACCATCAGCAGCGGCACCAGTACCGGGAGTTTGCGACATAGCAGCAAGCTTTGTCTCGCCATTAGAAGCAGTCGCGGGAACAATTGAAAACTTATACTTATAAGTTCCCGCTGCCATGTTCCCGCCAGTAACCGTTCCAACTGCGGTAACATCATTCAATCCGACAGTAGGGGCGGTATCCATGACATATCGAGTTTCTTTCCAGCCACACGCACGAAGAACTTTTGCCCACGCTGGAGAAACATTGGGAATACCAGAACCGAACATATAAATTGATCCAGATAGACGGTATGTCCCAAGACCGATTGCGGTCCCTTCTGGAGCTAGCCCATTTCTTGCACGGTTAAGCTTAATTGTATCAAACTCAGCTTGTAATGGATTAAAGTTTTCGTATAGAAGGATTTGTTCAAAACCCTTGGTACGCAAACATCCCGGCGTTTGCTCTACGGCGAGTTCGACAACTGTTCTACGAGTACGTGATGGATTAGTATAGGTTGGGCAAGACATAATTAGTTACCTCCAGAAGAATGCAATTACGACCGTCTACTGTATGTGTAAACAAATTTAACTCATATTTCAATAGCTTTTCCAAAATAAGTACATTTTTCTTTATAGTTATCTATGCTCGATTTCCAGCATATTTTTGCCCCCAAGGGCAAAGGAAAGCCTATGCGCCAGCACATTTCCTTGATTTCCGCCCGATGGTGGAGCAAATAGATAGGCAGAAGTTGTAGGGGTCTTAAACACCCATGATTGACCGTTATTTTGACCAACGCGAATATGTAAAGAACATCGGACCTTCTCTCTAAATATCTCAATCCAATCAATATCGTAATTTTGCTCTATCGTTACTTCCCATGTCGCCTCAAGTGGATAAGTAATATAAAATTCGCTTGGATCATGTGTGGGATACGCTTCAAATCTCTGTTCTCTTTTATTCTCAACTCCAAGTCGAAAATCCTGTAAAATCGGCACAATGTTATCGCCATTTTCAAGCACGATTGAAAAGTCTGCGTTAATAAGGCGTGGAGGAATAGTAGGAATTGGAAAGCTTAAGTCATCAGTTGGCTTTCTGGTCCTTTTTGTAAATAACCCATCTAATTGAAAATCTAAAGCTACGGGTTGCCCAGCGTAGGCACTGACATTAAAGGAACCGTAACATCCCCTTGCCTCATGTTGCCACTCTCCGATATAATGCCGACTCGTTAATGAAGTAGGTTTAGAGAAACGATAGACACTATATCCTAAATCATGCAAACTTTCATCTTTTGGAAAACCGCAGGCGTGAAATAAGCGTGCCCATGATGGGGGATTTGAAGGATTACCATATCCATCAAGCCAGATACTTCCGCTAATTCCCCATGTTGAGGAAAGGGGGATTGCAGTATCTACAATATCTGACTCTTCTGCCACAGACGCAACATCAGCATTGTAATTTGTTACAGGATCACGAACAAGGATTACTGCTTCCTCTGGTGCTGATTTGCCATATTCCGCCTCAAGCCCCAATGTAAGAACTTGGCGACGTGAATAGATAGGTGGTTTATACTCTGGGCATCCCATTATTCTTCTATCTCGACAAGATTATCGTATACGTCATCCCATAAGCGATAATCATTAACCGAACTCCAGAACTCTACTTCATACTCGATCATCCCGGCAACGGTCTGATCTCCCGGCATATCATACATCGGGACTGTGCGAAGTTCCTTGAGAAATATTCCTGTCATGTGCGGCTGGGGATGCGTGGTATCCTCTAAACTGCATAATGATAATGCCCTTCGTATATCCCCGCCAAACGTCGTATATTCCATATCCTGCCCTTCAAGACGCTGCTTAAAGAACCATACTTCTAGTGTAAGGGTTTGATATTCCCGAGAGTTGCAATTAGGATTAGGAACAGTCCCAACCGGAAACATATAGACAATATCATCGGCATCTGGTCGTTGTGGCAATTCTCGCGTAATCATCACTTGTGATACATTCGTACCATATCCATTAGACACATTAATAGATTCTAACTCGGTCTTAATCCGATTCATCACACGCTGTTCTACGGTAAGATATCTAATTGTAGACATTATTCTGATTTTGGCACATATGGTCGATCTTGTGTTGCCTTCAACGGTTGATCTAAGTCTATGCCTACCTCCCGTGATAATCTATCCATAACGCGACTTTGGTACAGGAAAATTTCTGAATTGATCTGAATATAATCAGGAACAACTACCGAAGCAGCACGACGAAATAAGAAAACAAGCTTCTTGCTACTTTTATCTGATAATTTCCTTCCATAAATTGCATTATCATAATAACGAAGATAATAGAGATGCGATATTTCACGCACCATCTTTCTCACTCTTCCACTAGGAGAGATAATATCGCTGGGAGATTTACCACGGACAGCCCATGCTAATTTCTTCGCATGGACGGGCACGATGGGCATTGGAACTCTACCAGTTAATACACGCGCCGCTGCCCGTGTATCATCATCCTCTGGGAAAAGATATCCAAATCGGACAGTTACACTATATGGCGTATCAGACCATGTATATCCAGCCGACCGACGTAACGCTCCAGTAATCCGTTGTGGCTTTTTAGAGTATTTCCCTGTTGCCCAATTTTCTAAGCGAACTTTTGTTATTTTCGCTTCGCTTAATAGAATATTAGTAATCTTCTTTTTTAAAGCAATATGATTTTGCCCAATCTTTTTTGCGAAGCGCCGGATATCTCCGCTTGATATATCCACAAATGGGGCTGGCATCGCTTATGTCATTAAGAAATGTCTATATGAATCAATAATGTCCTTCACGGCAGGAAGCCACCGTGTAGGCGTCGTATAAAAGACAGCCGTTCCAGCCGTATTTGTTGTGAGACTTTGTAATCCTACATTATCTCGTATCTTATAAAGATATGAAGCTTGCAGGGCGCACGCATGACGCAAATCGGGTGGAACATCAATATCATTTGATGGATCAGTAACTTGCCTTACTAACCCACCATAATATTGAACCTTGATATTTTTATATCCTGCCTTGAATTGACTATTATTTGTTAATTTGATGATACCACTATGCCCAGCATTAGGAACGAAATAATCAACATTGGGCGTTAGTTTTGTTGTCTCAGTATATGCCATTGTTGGATCATCATACACGGCAAGGTTTACATCATCAACGATAGGTGGCGCTTGCACTATAACTATGCGCTTACATCCATCTTCTCCATTGAAGAATTCTGTGTAGACTTTCTTCTCTAACAAGCGCGATGTTTCAGCTTCGATAGCTTGACTTATCCCGTTGATGATTTGAATAAGTAAATTATCGGCGTTTCCGCTTAATTTCGCGTCGATAAGAAGCTTAACGTCCGATGGTTGACATAGCGCAATCGGAATTAAATCCATTAGGCATCTCGCTTAACGCCTTGATCTGTGCCAACCATGCGATTATCAGTTACCGGGGCATCTGGAATAATAGTCGCTACATCTGCTAATTGCTTGGCGCGGTCTAATGTAGCAAGGAATACGGTTCCTTCTCGCATGATCGCTCCACCTTCCGAAATTACTTTCCCTTCCTTCACCTGTAGCCGCACGATATTGCTCCCCTTTAATGCTGGGGCTGGCTTGGGCGGTGCTGGGGCTGGGGCTGGGGCTGGCTTGGGCGGCGCGGCGGCGGCTGGCGCGGCTGGCTTGGGCGATGCCGGTGCTTCTGGGGCTGCGGGAGTGGGTGCGTTGGTCGAATCTTGTGCCATGAGTTTCCTCCAAAGAGTTATTCAATTCACTTTTACTGAATTGTTTCTATTTGTCAAGTGCGTTTATAAACAAAAAGGGGAGAGGCTTTCACCCCTCCCCTTATGTTTCCGAACAATCAAGCCGTTTAGCTTGAAGTCTTTAGTCGTGCAAACGGAGTCTTGAGAGTAGTGCAGTACCCAAGACGTTCCATCACACGTAACACGATCCCTGCTTCCTTGAAAGCAGCGTGTGGTGACACATCAACGGTGAGTGACATACGATCACCGAGGATATGATAGCTAGGATCACCGTAAAGCAGGAAGGCGGTTGAGGCTTGTGACCCACCATCCTTCACCTTCGGCATAACCCGACTGCGAACATATGGACGACCAAACAATGAATTCGGAGGACCAGCCGCCATCTGACCATAGAGGGGCTGTTCGTTCAAATCCTTCACTTGGCGAATCCCGTTGAGAACGCTGTTGCTTCCGATCCAAACTGCGGTTTCGGAAACCGCTTCGTCCACGGCATCCATCGTTTCGATCAACTTGTTGTACCCGCCAGTTGCGCCGGTCGCCTGTAGGGTGCCAGCATAGGTGTTGGCAGCGCCGGTTACTTCGGTGATACCAGATAGCGCCATTAGGCCGGTAAAAGGCTCGGTGCCAGTACCCGGTGAAGTGAGCATCTGATAATCCTCTTCCTTCGCAATTGCAATACCGAACACGTCGATAACGAAGTCACGAATCGAAGGAATTGAATCCTCGTCAACCTCGATTGACAGAGTATCAATTGCAATCAACTTGTGAGCGGTCATCGTCGGCTTGGCAAACGTCACCTTGCTCTCGCTTGGCGCGTTGAGTTCCACACCGACCAACTCGGTATCCCAATAAACTGCCGGTAGGTCCGAATTGGTTGGGATTGTCCAATCCTTGTGGTTCATAGGGATAACTCGGCAGAGGCGTCGAGCAATACCGTACTGTTCTACAATGCGGATAATCTCAGCACGATATTCGGTAGGCATAACATACCCACCATCTGCGGCGGTTCCCTCTACCTGTGCGCGGAAGAAATCAGAGAAGCGGGGCTTACTATGATTGATAATCGCGGCGGTATCAAGAATCATTCGTGCGATATCATCACGAACCTTCTTGGATTTCTCTGTCTTATCAGGCACGATTGACTGATAAATCTTGTCGCCAACCGGGAGGGCGGCATCAAGATTGCGTAGACGTTCCTCAACGAGAGCAATGGTTTCCCCCTGCTTCTTAAGAGCGACTTGCGCTTCCTTGAATTCATCAACTGACGGAGCCGCGCCGATACCAGACTCTAGGTCGGCAATGCGCTTCTCGATCTTTGCTGAGTTGTTCTTGTTCTCGTCCATGTTCTTTTCAACGAGTTCAATCAGCTTGTGTAATTGTTCCATTTTCTTTTCCTCTCTACCATCCCGTTGCGGCTAATGGTATGTGTTTTATTTTACTGCTAATCCCTCTTTATTTTCCCGCAACGGGAGCGTCAGAAAGGATTGTTGAAAAAATACTACGTAATTCTGATTCGGTGGTCAAGGGGGTTTCTGTGTTTTTTGTAAATAATTTTTCAATACGCTCGACCGCATCTCTTACTTCTTGCGTATCAGTGCTTACTGTAACTTCTGGTTTCTCTTCTGTAGCTGGTGGAGTTGGGGCAGGAGCAACGCTAGCTGCCTCAATTTCACGTTCTAGCGTTAGAAGTGAATCAAGTTTAGCACAGACTTCTTCATAAGATTCAGTCCCGACTTTTTGTCGGATAGAATTGAGAACAGCAACAGCTTCAATTTCATCCTCGAAATCTTTTTGGATGATTTCAGCCATTTTCCTTACCGTACTTTCCCGACTCATAACATCTGGAATCTGAGCTAAGAGTTGACCATCTAGCGCAGCGGCAATTCGCTGCATCTTTTCACCGTCAACGCAGTTTTGGTATGGATTCTGCCACGGCTCGGGCAATCTTTCCTCTCCATAAATCTGTACGGCAATACTTTCCGCGCTCTCGCGCAATGTGCTACGCTCTGCTTCGTCTGTATACTTTTCATCCTTCAGTAGCCCATGAATACTTTCATAAACTAAACCTGACGCAGTATCCCAAGGAGCTTTTTGCTCCTTGGTGGTATAGTGACTTGCAAGATATTCCTTCATTGGAGGAATTTCTTCACTTGTAATATTGAGAACGCCCTGTTGCAAGCGTTGGGCTATCGCCTCCAATCGCTCGCTCTTGGCCCATTCGTCAACCTTACCTCGCACATCAACAACTTCGGTATCTGGCTTATTTTCACCAAGATCAACAATAATCTTTCGTTCAAGCGCAGCTTCATCTTCTGCCGCCACATCAAGATACAACGGTGATTCATCTGATTTATCAAATGCATCACGCATGAGATTATTGATAAAGTCAGGAGTCCACACGCCGCTTCGCTGAAGTGCCTGTGGGTCTGCTGGAATCGGAACGGCTGAGTATTCCATTAGGTCTTGCTCTAGGAAACGGATTCCTGTGACAAAATCCTCTTCGTCGCGCACGAAGTCATATTTCAATGCTCGCCAACCAGCACTGACTGCATTAAGGAGGCGCTTCTTATAGAGGGACAAGACTTGATCTGCGAATTGATTATCTTCCGCCGAAAGGAAATCAGCTTGTGAGCGAAGAACTCTGCCAGAGGCAGTTTCAACCAACTTCTCCCATGAGGAGGTTGCAATAGGCAATGTATCACGGCTATGCGCCCACATAACAACCGGATTGGTTCGATAGTTTTCTAACCGCCACCCATCTTGCACGATTTCATGCCCATCTCGCTTCACTCCCGGCGAACTCACCGTGAAGATAATACTTCGATCACCTACCGAATCAGATTTGACAGCAGGGTTTGTCTCAAAAGAACGAATAACGAAATCGTCCTTTCCGACCTTATCCATCTTCTCACGAAAACGAATATAGAGTGGTAGGTGTTCTTTCTTAGTGGTTTTCATTTACTTTTCCTCCGGTACGATTATGCAATGACAGCCATGAACATCGGCAAATTTTAGTGCTCCGTCACCGGGATAAGAAAAGTGATTCTTAACGCGGCAATGAGAGGTTGTAGAAACAGCCATGTAGCTTGTGTTCCCATTCATAGAGTTACGCGCCCCAAGATTCATCGCCCAAATAATCTCTTCCGTTCCCAATGTATAGGCAACGTCATATAGCTTATTAAACGACAACCGAATCTGTTGTTCCCGATTCTCCAAGGGTGCCTGTTCTATTTCTTTTCGCAAAATACTCAATACCTCTATAAACCGACCTTCGTGAGACTCTAATTGGGACAATAATTGAATATTTTGTGTCCCACGTATCTCTTTTTGCAGAAAAGACAGCACTGAGTCAATATCCTTTGTGATTTTTGTCCATGTTTCTCTATGGTTATACTTATCGCTCCCCAATTGCATTGCGGCAACTAGAATTGGACGAATACTGCGCCGCCACTTTTCTGATGTTGCGACAAGATCAAATACTTCGTCAGTTTCAGAATTGCGGAAACATTCGTTTCGAGTGTCGAAAAGTATTCTCTTAATCTTGCGCGTTGCTCGTTCAACCAGTGGTTTAACGTCTTTAATGAGGCTAGTCCAACGCTTTGCATCAGAGAAAAGAATAATGCTACGTCCCTCGCCATCCTTTGCATCTTCCTCGTCAGCCGATTCTTTTGCATCTTTTGATCCTTCCTTTTCTGGCGTTAAGTCGGTCTTTGCGGCAAGACCAGAGCCAGAACTAGGAGAAGTAATCTGAGGAAGCTCGCCTGTTTCTGCCGCATCCTCCATGAGTTCAATTGGAATATAATTATTAAGAATTAATCCAACATCTCCACCATCAACAGGATCAATGCCAAGGTCGAGTTTTGCAATTGCTTGATTAAGTGGGATACCGCTTGATACCATACTCTTAAGAATATTCATTTTGGTATCCATATAATCCATCATTACTGGTAATCCATCATAATCAAAATAAATAGAAATCTTCTTTGTTCCTTTAAGGAATTTATTGATATATCCCTCATTTAATCCTTCTGCTAGCATAGATGCCCACGGGAATACTGCATTTTCATACTTCAGCATTCTCGCAACGGACAATTGATCCTTACTTAAACCGCTATGCTCATTGTCGTTGAGCAACTGCACCGGATACTGATAGATAGATGCAGCTTCTTGACGAGTAAATTTACGCGACTCCAAATATTGCGCGGCAGAATGGGTAACTCCGAGCACTTTTAAATCGAAGTCTCCACCAATTACTGCAAGACCGCCTCCGCGCTGCGGACCCGCGTAAGCTTCATGCCATGCTTCATAAATAGTGTCCCTTGCCGCTTTATTGAGCGGTCCCGGTTTATAGGTTAATACGGCATCTGGCGTAGCATTATTACGGAAAAAGAACTTATCGAAAATAACACGCGCCGCATCTGCGTCAAGTTGGGCATCCATAGAAAGCCACGGTGGACACCCCATCCATTGATCGTAGTCATTAGGAATCATCCAATGAATCATTTGATCCAATGGGACAATAACTGTTGCTCCACCGGGAATCTGCACTTGCCACGATTCGGGAGGAGAATTATATGTACGCCGAATTGGCATAACCGAATCTGCCCCAAATAAAAGAAGTGATCGTGGGAATCCGGTTGAATCAATCTGATCTTTGTATACCCAAACATTTCCGCCCATGAGTAGGAACGTACCCCATTGTTCGATAAATCTTCGCTTTGATTGAATGGGATTGGGATTATCTATCTTGTATGAAAGAACGGGATGCTCTACTGGCACCCATGTCTTTGTAGAAAATTGCGTATCCTTATTACGCTTTGGCGTCCACAGCCCCATCGGAATATCGGCAAGGCTCGATACGATAGATCGGACTGTTGAATAAATCCACACATTTCTAAATGCACGTTTTCCGTATGCTTGTGTCGAATTCTGCTTCTGGAAAATTCGCGCAATCTCGGTTAAATCCGTACTGCGTTCATATTCGGATTCAGCAGGACGACCAAACTGATCTACAATCGACATATATTGTCCTTACTGAATGAGTTGAGCGTTATAGGCACATCCTGCACAATTTGTTACTTTAATCCATGTTGAATCGCAGTATTCAGTGAATGTGCAACTCCCATCTGCTGTGAAGCTACATACTTCCTTATCGGGGAATGACCCGACCTGACACCGAACTGAAAATGTTCCGGTTCCAGCAGTTAGGTCGAATACGACTTTATGCGTTCCTCTGCTATCTGCTGGATAGGAATTAGAATTACATGATGGTGTCTGCGTTGGGCAAACCGGAGTATTGGGATACCACGAATATGCCATATTCGGACGCACTGTTACTGTAGCTGTTGGAGTAAGAGTAGCAGTGTTCACGGGAGTAGCCGTTCCCGTTGGGGTGGAGGTTCTGGTCGCCCCAGCGGTATATGTCGGCTTCGCTGTGCGCGTTGGTCGTTTCGTATGCGTCATTACTGGAGTAAATGTAGGCGTCCGAGTGGGCGTATATGTTCTCGTAGCCGTAGGGGTATTTGTCTTAGTTTGCGTTGCGGTAAACGATGGAGTTGCAGTTAGCGCGTGCGCCGATTTGCAACAAAATACGCAGCAGAACGTACACGCAGCAATTACCAATAGCATCATACTAAAATAAAGCGCAAATTGTGATTCTCGTTTTTCTGTTTTCATATCATTCCCCTATTGGTTGCGTGTTTAGTTCTGTAAAACTTCTACCCAACATGAACCTATGCCGGTCGTTACATCTGCGGTCTGTACCTCAAAGGCAAGTGTTCCGGTATTCACTACAGCTACTTGCGTTTCATCAATCAAAGCAGATGACATGACTTTTTGATCCTCAAATTCATGCCCATTTCCAGATACAATACCTAATCCAAACTTTGCACTTGCATCTGTAGTAGTAAAGTTACATTGCCAGTTGAGGACTTCTCCGCTAACAACACCGATGCCCATACTGTAAATCCCCTGTGCCATTCCCGGTCGAATAGCAATACTGTAGAACTTTGGAGTCTTAGCTACGCCAGCGGCAGGGGTAATTGTTGGAGTATTACTTGGCGTGCGTGTGATCGTTGGAGTACGTGTCACGGTAGGAGTATTTAGATCAGTGACTCCAACTTTTACTTGGATAGAGTCAACTGAAGCCTTCCATCCATCAAAACTTGAATCAGTACCCGTCCATTGAACTGATACACCAGCCTTTAATGCCGTGCGGACATTAGCGGTCGTCCATGTTCCACCCCATAGCTGTGTTCCGTATGTGATGGTTTCATAGTCAGCATACGACCATGCTGATACACTTGCAAGGTCGCTTCCGGTTGCTACGTCATTCTTAAACAAGCGAACATGATAGTCTGCAAAATTGTCATCTTCGGCTTTGTGCTTAATGCGTACTTGAATACTTCGCACCGTAGCATTTGAAGCAATCGAAGAAAGATCAAACGCGCACTTAAGATAGACGCTCTTTGTTCCGGCCCCTTTCTGAAAAGAGGCAATAGCTGGAACACCATCGGTTAATTTTGCGGCACTCACATTCCCCCACAAAACAGTACCAACGCTCTGATCGTTTACGCACCCACTTGCGTCTACCCATCCCGTATCAACATTAGGCGTTGCTGTATTCGTAGCCGTGAACGTTGGAGTATTCGTCGGCGTATGGGTATTCGTCGGCGTATGAGTATTTGTAGGTGTATGCGTTGGGGTTTCGGTCGGCGTTTCGGTCGGCGTTTCGGTCGGCGTTTCGGTCGGCGTTGCCGTTGCTGTGCTCGTTGGCGTATTTGTTGGCGTATTTGTTGGGGCTGGAGTTGGGGTATCTAGCGTTGCTCCAACCCAAGCGGCCCCGATCACTGAAAATCCGCTACCATGATCTGTTCCAACTGTCCATGATACATTAAGTGTCTGTGATCCAGAATTTGCGGCAAAAGTAATTGCTACATCCCGAGATGCAAACCCGTTAAGTCCACCCGCAGAGCAGTCACCACCCGTTGCATCAATATTAGTATAAACAACCTGATCTGCACTATTATCACTAAGCGAAAGGGTTAATTGCCCAGACGCAGAACACGTCCCAATACTGAGATGCACTGTGCGTGGTGATGCAGAAGCAGCTACCGTTAATGTAAAGGTGCGACCAGCAGCATTTTTTACAGAAGAAGAACTATTGACTACTGAAGTATGCGGAGCATTACCATCCGACCACGAATACATTGTCGCAAAAGCGCCAATTCCAGTTCCAGCATCTCCACCCAAATCGCTAATAATAGCAGCGTCGGGGTCTTTGCGATTCATCCCATCCCATACCCAATGACGCCAATCTGTCGTGCCAACTGCCGTAAGGTCTATAGTAGCTGGGGCAGCAGTATCAGATGATACAGCGATATATCCTGCCGAAGCAGGAGAAACACTTCCCGCAAGGATAGTTGCAAGAAAGATGAACGGGACTAGAAGAAGGGACTTTTTCATATGGAAACTCCTATGCGGGACAAACATACATTGTATACTTACAAAAAAATACGGTTACTGCAAGTAGTTTTAGTTTTTTACTAATCGGAATCTCGATTTAGGCGAAGGACTATCATCTGGTCGCCTAACGAATCGAAGTCTGGACAACTGATCGTACAGCCAAGTGCGGCCATAGAGAGCGCAATAATTGAGTCGATCTTTTTTGTTTTAATATCCTTGATGAATCGTCTACCTCGCCCCGGTATTTCTTTTACTGATACCATCATTGCCTCAGAACGTAAATCATCATCTGGGCATATAACAATACCGATTTCTCTTAGTTTATCTAATAGATGCTCAGTCATCTTAATCGTGTTGGGCTGTGACTGTGGGTACGGAACCATGTTCACACCCTTTTCTCGTAATCGCTGTGCGCTCGATTCAAATTGCCACGGATCGTAGTAGCATACCGAGATAAAAAATCTCTCCTGCAACTCTAGAATGTATGCTTCGACTGTTGTTTCAAAATTCAGCGGTTCTTCCTTGCTTGGTTGCCACCATCTACGGGGTCCGGTCCAAATTCGTCCCTGCTTCTTGAAACAACTCGCCACAGATGTTCTATCTTTGACAAGCGATACGTCTACTCCGAGAGCCAGCGGTCGTTGCTTATCTTCTGCAAGTGGAGTAAGATAGGAAGCTTCCTTCGCTGCCTCAACGCACTTGTCCCACTCGTTCATATCGAGTCCTTCTTCTGACTCAACCCATTCGTTTCGATGAATTCTCCGAAAAGCCGACCATCGGAATCCCGGTTCGTTCATTTGAAACTCATAGTATTCCTTATTTTGCCACGGCATACGCGGCTCATGGTCCCAATAAATAAATGTCTGACCATCGGTATAACACGGAAGCTCTGTTTCTACCCCGAGTTCGTAGTTCATGTACGTCCCGAAATCTAATTTGTTTTCTGGACGAACAATCTTCTTATAAATATCTTCCAATAAAACGGATTCACCTACCCATCCCGCATAGGTCGTAATAACACGCATGGCATTTTTTCGAGTTGGAGGAACAGCCATTTCCTCGAAAAGCCGTCGTCCCTTTTCTGAATTGAATGCCCATAATTCATCGAATAGAGAGAAGTTGGGATTCGATCCTGCCGCTCCCGCGAAGTCGTTGGCAAGCGGCATGATGATGGTTCCATTGCACAATTCAATAACTCTATCTGTCGATTTCTTTGTTTCAGCAAGTAAAAGATCGTTTTGCTCAATAGAACGCTTGAATTCTTTATAACTTCGTGCGGTACTTTGCTCCAAGTCATTTGCCAGTGAATATAATTCTCCATTTCGCGGGATAATGCCAGAAAACCCGAACCAACTCATGCACATAGCGCCGATTGCCGATTTCCCTGACTTCTTTGGAGCGGAATAGACAAATTGTTTATATTTCAGTTCTCCATCCTCATTGGGGGAGAATACGTGCGAAAGGATTTTCTTCTGGTGCGGAGCCAGCCTGACCAAATCACCCGAAGGCAAGATAAACAACTTCTCCAAATATGGAACGATGGGAATGATCTTTTGTTGAGCCATACCTAGCCCCTAACACGGTATGATTTGGTAGGTCAATAGCATCTTGTAAATAGATCATCCCTTGTTTGCATCTCGGATATAATATCTTATCTGATCTTTAGTAAAACTCTCTCCTTGACTTCTGACGAAAAAGCTCTCCTTGACTTAATGCCTATTGACAGGGGGGATTCATCATGCTATAGTAAGCTCACTGGAGACAAAAGAATGAATATTTATGAATTTTTATCCATCTTGTTCATCACGGGAGGTAATGCGGCGATGATTCTTTACCGTCGCATCGAAGGATGGGAAATGGCAATCTTCACGGTAGCGCAGGTAATCATTTGCATGACCATAGTAGGAAACTCCATTACCAGAGAAAAAAATCTCTTGGAGAAGAAGCCATGAAGCACGAATTCTACGTTCAGTGCCTTGAATGCAACGAAGATGAATTGTCCTTTATCGGAGAACAGGCGCATGAGCATGGCCCGATCCTTGTTTTTAACTGTAATGTGTGCCATAAGAATACTTACATCGCAATGGTAATCGCGTGCGACGATGAACGACGGTCAGCAGAAAAATATTACTACGCGAATTAAAGGATGGTAATGATTAACGAAAATCAGCACTTGTATGCGATTAACGACGCTGCGAACTCTTTCTTTTCGCAGAAAATGAGAACCTACGCCGCAAATAATGCCAATCGGTATCTCTACAATCGCGGAATTAATAAGTGGAGCATCCAGCAGTTTTCAATTGGCTATTGTCCCTCGACGCAGGAATTCATAGACCATATGGATCGTTCTGGATATTCCATAGATGCGTGCAAGAACCTAGGATTGGTAATTGCATCGACTCGCCCCGGCTCGAAACCGGGGGATGTTTTTTGTCCATTTGAGGAACGTATTGTATTCCCCGTGCATAATTATTGGGGAAATGTCTGCGGATTCAGCGGTCGCATACTTGACGAATCGGAGAAAAAGCATAAGTATATTAATTCTAGTAAGAGTCCGATTTACCATAAGGAAGAAATTCTCTATGGGTTCTTCCAAGCAAAGGCATCAATCACTTATAACAAGCGTGCAATTGTCGTGGAAGGCTATATGGATGTTATTCCAATGCATCAAATTGGATTTACTGAAACGGTCGCTTGCTGCGGTGTCGGGATTTCTGAGTATCATATCCATTTGTTTAAAATGATGGGAGTAAAAGTGATTGCTATGCTCGACGGCGATAAGGCCGGAGAGGCAGGAGCTACGCGATTTAAGGCGCTTGCTGAATCTGCGCGACTCGATTATCAGATTGCATTTATCGGAAAGGGCGTCGATCCCGGCGAGATTGCTATTCAGCATGGGAAAAATCCTATTAATCAAGCAATTAGACAAAGCGGGTTAGGCCATAATGTAATTCCTATGCAAAATCAATAACTTAGCTCTACCCATCGACAGACGCCCCCCAATTGCCTATATTTTAGGCATAGTCTGGAGGGCGAGCGTATGTTCGACTGTGAGGTTGAGCTTTGGAATTCCCCTGTGGATGTGGAGTTTGATGCGGTGGATAGCGTAAGTGAGTATGAAGATTACAGAATAAGGAAAAAGAAAGCAAAAAGGAGAGTGCTATGCCAACAGGAGCCTATCTTAATAAAAAGGGAATCAAAGTCCCTAGCGTAACCACAATCTTGAGTAAGAATCTCGGATGGAATCGTGATGTACTCATGGGGTGGGCTTATAAGCAGGGGAAAGAAGGCAAGGACTTCCGCGCTACAACGAAAGCCGCCGCCGATGCTGGAACGATTGCCCATGCTCTTATTGATGCTGACCTAACAGGAATAGAGATTGATCTAAAGGAGCAATTTCCAGAAGCAACAAGTGCTATTGTGGCGAAGGCTACGCGAGCATATCAAAATTTCCTCAAATGGAAACAGTCCATGACGCTTCATGTGTATAAAACAGAAACTAAGTACGTATCGGAGGAGCATCAATTCGGTGGATGCCCTGATGGATTGGGCACGACGATCTACGGAAAGTCGCTACTCGATTGGAAGAGTAGCAAGGCTGTCTATCCAGAATATAAGATTCAACTCATGGGAGGATATGGAATCCTCGTAGACGAAAATGAGCCTGACTATCATCTGGAGTCATACGATCTTATTCGATTCGATAAGATTCAAGGCGCTTTCCATCATTATCATTTCGATGCCGATGATCCGCTTGTCTTGAGTTGCAAACGTGCTTTTATTCATTTGCGGGAATTAGATAAGTTACGCGGGGTCATTACAGGCGAAGAATAATCAACTCTTCATATAGAATTAGTATTTTTCATTTGACACAATGCGTTAGTATTGCTATAACTTATACTATAGAAGGGTAGGTGATAGCTAATGTTTACTCCATTTACGTTCGGTTTGGGAACAGCTTTAATCCCAACAATAGGTTTATCAATTCCATTCAGTCCACTACAGTTTACAGTAGCGATTGTCGCTATTTTAATGGAGGTATGTATCTTATCGGTGCTTCTTGACGTGAAGTTCCCTCCGCTACGGCGGAAATGGAGTACATACCATAGTGTACGAGAATGGGCGAGCGATTTAGTAGATCGCTTTAAACGTAATAAATGCGAATGTGGGACTTGACATTTCGTAAAGAGGTGTTATGATGAATGGCACTAATATTTCGGAGGTTAGATATGAGTGACCCATTCCTGCGTGATGCGGTGAATCTTCTCGTTAATATGCCCAAAATTCCCCTAGGATGGGGATGGAGGGAAAGCCGTGTTTCGTATGATGGAACTTCCCATGATGGAGGCGATCTTGATTTCCTATTTGAACAGACAAAAGATTTTCTTATTTTAAAAGTCGATGTTGGTTCATGTAGGGATTTGCAAGTAATTCCATCACGGGACGAATACGGAAGGCAATCCATTATGATTCATTGCATTAAGAACCTTCGCAATGAAAATTGCTACTTAACCGTTGATGTTCCTAAAAATGTTGACCTAGCAACTCTAGCTACAGGGGAAGCGTGCGTTGAAAATGGTATCCTTACTCTTAAACTACCATACGCAGTAAGTCATGCTCCTGTAAAAATTACATATAAATCACCGCAGATCACACATAAATAAACTTCTCGCGCACCATTAAAATAGGGATTTGTCATTTCCACTCTTGACAAGTCCCTATTTTTTTGCTACACTGTTCTAAAGTGAGGAATAAAGAAATGCCCTATACGTGCGCGGCGTGCAAGAAGGAGATCAATGGTATCCCATTACGATACCCTACTGATGACACACTTGAGACAATTCTAGAATTTTGTAGCGTTTTTTGCTTATCGGATTTTTGGGCAACAACGCATTATGGTCCAGTAACAATGCTCGCACAAGAGGATAAACCAAATGATGAAGTGGCTCATTAGTTTTTTAATTGCTGTCCCGTGCCTTGCTCAAACACCGGAAGTTCCTACCCCACCTGTCTCCGGTCATATCGCAAGTGCCTATATGAATTATGAGCCAATTGTCAGCGAGGCATTTGATTCTGGCCCATGCCATGAAATCTATGATCCTATTGGCGTTACTATTCCAAGAGGACGAAGCGTGAAAGTAGGAAGAGAGGATGGATTCCCCGTATTAATTGGTGGGGAAAATGCCTCGCTCTGCACGATGGAACTGGTGCTTTCCTATGATCCGACAAAAATCCGATGGGAACGATATACCGCTTCCAGCATCTTTAATAATTGTTATGTTGGTGCATCGAAGCCAACAGGAACAAATCTCATGCACTTCGCTATTATGTGCCCTACGGCAAGGGCATTTAAAGATGCAGCGGCGTTCCTAATGTTTACGCCAATAGCGGCTGGCCCAAGCTTAATTAAGATAGATAAGTGTGAATTTATAACACCATGTAGCACGGATGGTAATTGGCTACTTAAGAAGATTAATTGTAATCTTAAAAATGATTCCTTAAAGCTTTCCAATATCCGGTAATGGCACTGGATACAATACACACCGACGACGAGCGTGCAATCGAAGAAGTGCTCTATCGCTTCGATTGCGAAATTGTCGAAAAAACCGCTCAGATGCTTGAGTGGTATTGGACAGATAATGGAGATACGTTTCTACCAGATCAGCGTACTATTCTTCGTAGGGCGCGGTCGCTCTGCGAACAGGTTTGTGCGCTCTATCGAAGAAAGCTTGAGGAGGACGGAGAAGCTGGGGCGATATGCCTAGTGGAATATGGAATTCGCGCTATTCGTGATGATACGCTACTAACACTGGAATTTATTGTTACCGAAGCTGATGCCATAGCTGGAGAAGCAGCGGGACGATGCGACTTATGTAAGCGCGATGTAGCATTTGACTCATTGTGCCCAACGTGCAAAAAGTGGATTTGCGATTGGTGCGAGCATACACACAATGATTAAATACAAGGAGTTGGTACGAGAAATGAAAAAGATCGACAAGCAGGGACAGCCAGAATTGCCGATTATTGAAATTACTGGTATGCGGGACGAAGTATATACCGTCTTAACAATGAACCTTGATGATAATACTTTTCGATTATTTGTAGAAGAGGGGAGGCGCATTGCGGACGATCAGAAATATTTTGAAATTGGCTTTCTTCATGCATTAGAGGAAACGCTTAAAAAGGAAATCCCAATCAAGAAAGTAAAGAAACATGGCACTACGCGAACAAGAAAAAGTAACAATCGTTAAGTCTACTATGCACATTATGCGTCAGTTGATTCTGGCGCAGAAGCTTGATTCCGACCAAGACTTATGGGATGATCGGTACAAGCTGCGTAAGCTTACCTACGATGGGCTTGGCAACGCAATTCGTACTATCGCACCGGGGGTCAATATCAACCCCTATCCAGAAAAGGAAACATTCCCTCATTATAGGAAGTCGTAATGCCCATTTATCAGTACCTCTGTCCGAAATGTGGTGTTTTTGAAGAATGGATGAGCATACACGCACCAGACTTGACACGCTGCCCGAAGTGTGGTAAAAGTGTTGAGAAGCAATTAGGCACGGCAAGTCTCCAATTTAAGGGCAAGGGATTTTATATCAACGATTACGGAAAGGGGAAAGGAAGTGGAGCTTCCTAGTTATTCATCAATCTATAATCTCGGACATAAGGCCATTGCTGATCTTTTTACCAAAGAAGTAATCGTTGAGGAAAAGGTCGATGGAAGTCAATTTGCTTTTGGCGTGCTTAACGGAGAAATCAAGATTCGCTCCAAGCGTCAAAACATGATTGTAGATTATCCAGAGAAGATGTTTCAGCTTGGCGCACTGACGGCTAAGACGCTTGCGCCATTTCTCAAGCCAAATTGGATTTACTATGGAGAATTCCTCAGTAAGCCCAAGCACAATTCATTAAAGTACAGTCGTGTGCCGAATGCGAATATCATTATTTTCGATATTGTGCGAGGAGGAGGCACCGAAGATTATCTACAGTATGATGAAAAGCTCCGTGAATCGCACGATATTGGCCTTGAATGTGTTCCGCTGCTTGATTGTGGACATATTACTGGTCCAGATTCTATTCGTCATTTGCTCGAAAAGGAATCTGTTCTTGGTGGGTCAAAGATCGAAGGAGTTGTCGTTAAGCCAAGCCACTACGATTGTTTTGGCGTCGATAAGCGCGTGCTCATGGGGAAATATGTATCAGAGGCTTTCAAGGAAACCCATAAGGTCGAATGGAAGCAGAATGATGATATTTTCGTTTCGCTTATTAAGGCGCTTAAGACTGATGCGCGTTGGGAAAAGGCGATTCAGCATCTACGGGATGCCGGGACATTAGAGGATTCCCCACGGGATATTGGTCCGCTAATGAAGGAAATTGCAGAGGATATCGAGCGTGAAGAATCCGATATGATTCGGGATACGCTGTTCAAGTGGGCGTTTCCGCGTATTAAGCGTGCAGTTGTTAGCCAGTTTCCAGAATGGTACAAGCAGCGATTACTGGATAAGCAATTCGATGAAACTCGATAGTAATGATTATGAGGCATTAGAATGGATTTTAACAATTATAGAAATTTTCTACGCGCCTCTTCTTATTGCCTATGTCCTTAAAAGAAGGAAAAGAAGGAAAGATGGTACGACTCACACCGGATGAATTGCGCCTTATGTATCCTGCCCTTCTGGAACACGCAGATATTGAGTGCCAAGAAGGGTGGGCAGATTTGATTCGCATTGCGTGCGATGCTTTGTCCAATGAGCGATTTAAGGGAGTTCAGATTTTCCAGATTAAGGAGAAGTTTGGGCAATTGCGGATTAACCTTGCTCCCGGCGTTGGGTTATCTCTTACTGATAAGTACATAGATGAACTCTGGAGCGTTCTCGAAAGCGTCGAGCGATTATCAAGGTATTTTTGCGAATTTTGCGGGGATGTACGTGGTGTAACCACAGCTTCTATTCCCACGGGTGCGCCGTATGGATGGATTAAAACGCTATGCACAAAATGCAGGGGGAAAGTCGATGAAGAACGCGCTTCTCGCGTTGGTACTCATTAGTTTTCCTTCGCTTGCCTATGCGGGGGATAAAGATGATCTTGTTTTTTCCCAATTTCCGGTCTATATGGGGTATTATTTCCTTGTTATGGTTGCGTTATTTCTTTTAATACAAAGGGGTAAAAAACAATGAATGAAGTTCTCAAGGCAGATATTAAAAAGGCGGCATTGGATATGTTGTATCTTGTGCTCACAGCCGCAGGGTTTGTTGCCTTCGTGATATGTTGGGGCATGGCGTGCTTCTATTTCTATGATTCCGAAAATCCAATTATCCAATTCTTCATTAACTTCTTTGGCGTATGTGGCATCGGCGGATAGACTTATGGCTGAAGTTCTTCTTCTTCTGCCTTGTCCTTGCGATAGCCGTCCATTTTCGCACGCACTGGCTAACTATCGCGCCGGAAGGGATATGGTTTGATGAAGCACAGAACGTCCTCGTTGCCCAGCGCATCCTTAATGACCCCTCCTATCGCCCCGTTTTTATAGGCGAGTTAACACAACTTCCCGCTATCTTCTTTTATTGGTTCGCTCTTTTTGTAAAAGTGCTTGGACCAACCGTGCTGGCGGTTCGGATTCCCATGACAATTGTTGGGATCGGTGCTGTCATTGGCATATTCTTTCTTGGGAAAGAGCTTTTCAATTGGCGCATCGGACTTATTGCCATGTTTATTCTCGGCGTAATGCGTTGGCACGTTAATTTCAGTCGATTCGGGCTTCATAGCGGATTTTCACCATTCTTTTTGGTGATGATGTTCTTCTGTATTCGCAATGCCCTTCGCACGGGGAATTTTTCGGCATTTATCGGTGCAGGATTATGCATGGGACTAGGGTTGCAGGGGTATTATTCATTCTTATTCGCCCCCATTCTCCTTATTGTATATCTTATTCACTATCTCGCGCATACTGGTACGGGACATTTCCGAAGATTTGCCGCTGGAATGGCACTTTATACGCTCTCAGCAGTTGCCGTCTATGCGCCGGTTGCCGTCTTTGCCGTACAGCATGGCGTAACATTCTCGCAGCGATTATCAACGGTGCTTGGCGTCCATACAACCGATCTCTCTGTTGTCTATCCCGCAATTAAAAAGACAACCATAGAACATTTGAAAATGTTTACCGTGCAGGGAGATAATAACGGGCGTCATAATATTCCCGGTATGCCCATGTTGGACAAGTGGACCGGATATCTTTTTCTTTCCGGCATTGTTATTGCCATACTTAATTTTTATAAACCACAATACTTCTTACTTCTAGCGTGGATTATGCTTTTCCTTCAAGGAGGCATCTGGTCTGTTGCCTTTGAATCACCACAAGCGCACCGTGTTTTTGCCGTGACACCGGCCATTGCGCTTCTTGCCGCCCTTCCGTTTGGGACAGTTTGGACATGGCTCGCCACACGTAGACGCAAGCGACCAACAGTACAATTTCTATTAGTTGCTCTCCTCTGTGTGCTTTGTTATCGTATTGCGCTCACGAATTGGAATGATTATTTTTCTGTTCAATTGCAACGATCTGACGTGCAGCAAGCCTACTCACTGGAAGAAACATGGGCAGGGGAAATTATCCAATCATTTCCAGAGAATCATCGCATCCTGCTATCAACATATTTGCTTGGTACGCCTACGGTTACACTCTTATCGCAAGGGAGACATAACGTGAGTCGCTTTCGGCCCATGACCGATTTGCCATTACGGAATCCAGAGCCAACGGTTATTATTCTTTCGTGGCAAGAGTCTTTTACATATGATTTACTGCGCCTGTATTATCCAAAAGCAGAATTCCGCGCCCTTTCCACAGGAGACTCTACCCCGATTCTCTATCAGGCTGTTATTCAGCCACAGGACATAAAGGATACCAAGGGACTTCTTCGCCATATTGATACAGATAAGGATACGATCTGGCAGGGCTTTTTGAATGTGCCCGAATTCCAATCGCTTTCTATTTCGGCGGCAACGAATATTCCGACATATATCCAATTCAATGAAGGCATTGTTACGCAATTCAAGGGAACCGATCCGCATATCATTGATGGACCGTCTGGACTCATTGCTGTGACGATTGCGGTACGGGGCATTGCGGACACCGATATGCCGCCGCTCCTCTGGTCAATTAACGGGCGCGCACCAGTACCAATTGGCTATGACGATTATTTTCGTTCTCCGGTTCGGCAGGTTGGATTACAAGCTGATTATTACCGTCCTGAGATAGAAGGCAAGCTCGCTTCGCGTATTGATCCTTCCCCCGGTGGACATATCCACATTCCTCCATTGTCAGTTCCCTATCGTATTGTGTGGCGTGGCTTTTTATCTATTAAGGAATCAGGAAATTATTCTTTTATGCTTCATGCTATTGATGCCGCAGAACTATATATTGACGATGTACCGATTATTCACTCTGATCGTAATACCATTGTTTCATCGCCCATTCCTCTCGCAAAAGGGAAAAGAAAAATTAGAATTGTGTTTAATGAGCGTGGCGGTTCACCGCATTTATGTGATTTGATGATGAAGGATGAAAAAAGCGGCTTCAAGCGCATTTCTCCTCTTGACTTTTCCGTATATTGATGCTACTATAGATTCATAAGGAGAACACATGACGAACTTCGTAGAGGGGATAGCGCGGGTGTGCTATGAAGTGAATCGCGCTTATTGTCAGGCAATTGATGATTGGGATTTTCCTCCGTGGACTGAGGCTCCGCAATGGGCAAAGGATACGTGCATGGATGGGGTCCGCTTCCATCTGGACAATCCCAAGGCAACGGTCAGCCAGAGCCACGAAAATTGGCTCAAGAAAAAGGAAGAAGAAGGTTGGACGTATGGGGAAGTGAAGGATACGGAACTCAAGAAGCATCCCTGCATTGTGCCGTTCGATGAATTGCCAGAGAAGCAGCGTGCAAAGGATTATATCTTTCGACAAATTGTTCATTCGTGCGTCGGCTTACTCAATCAAGAAATGCTCATTGAATTCTATCTGAAGCCAAAGGGGAAGAAATGAGGCAAATTTGGAAATGGGAACTTGGTCCACGGGAGACACAGAAGCTTACGGTTCCGGTCGGGACTGTTTTCCTCAGTGCCGGGGAGCAGTTTGAAGCAATCATGGTATGGGGAATTGTAGATATCAGTACCTCTGCACAGGAAATACGGACCATAGAGATTCATGGAACCGGACACCCCATTGAAAGTTCTATTCCTCTTGTTGGAAAGTTTCTTGGTCGCGCAAGCTTGAGTGGTGGGAAATACATCTTTCACATTTTTTCGGATTATTAATATAGGAAATTGTTGTGGTTATCGCGCATAAAAATCTGCACAACCCTCATTTATCCAGCGTAGCCATTCCCTGTCCAAATTGCGGAGCGCATATCTATGTCCCATATGACACTCTCCTCGATGCTGGGTCTACATTTCGTTGCCCGTGGTGTCTTTTGGATACTATTATCGGTGTATTTTATCCTGCTCAATATGCTACAATTACTTTGCTGCTTGAGCAAAAGGCGAAATTGGAACAGGAACGTAATGAATTGGTCAAATTGTATGGCGAAGCTGATCTCAAATGCCAACAAATGCAAGAAAGGCTTACAGTGATCGAGGAGGAAAATATTAAACTCATTGATATCGTGAACGATCATTTAGAACACAATGAATGGTTGAATGGGGTAATGATGGATTATATGGAGGAACGAAAATGTCGGTTACGCGGATCATAACTTTGGGTGCGGCACTCCTCCTCACGGCAACCCCTTTTGTTCTTCCTACACCGGGGGGTCCATGCGGCACCAATCCGATTTTTGAAATCAAGAAAAGCCCAACGGACGGATTATACCATATTTATTGTCAGCCACGGGAATGTGTGGCCGGTTGTAATCCTACCCCTGTTCCAACGCGATAAGGAGGCACCATGAAATTCACCTATGCAGGACACGAATATCGAATCCGGTGGCAGCACGTCGATCTTGATGACGAAACCACCACCACATTTTGCAATATCGAACGAAAGGAGCGGAATGTTTACAACGCTTTTGCAACGGGGGCTTCAACGTGCGCTCCGACCGATCAATTCTGCAAGAACTTCGGTCGAAAGCTCTCCCTCTCCAGAGCCATGTCCCACGATTCGGGATTCCGCCATATCTTCAACAAGGGATTTCGGCGCTACGTGTGGGAAGAGTACCGCCGCCAACTTGGACACTATTAAGAAAGGCAATCAATATGAGACTACGCTTTTTTGCGGATACTGTAATCTCCCTTCCACTACTGCATTGCATCCTGACTTACTTTCTCTTTCAACGGCTCCGCTCGCTGTGGATTTACAAGACTATGATGTTTCGCAGCGTGATTATACGTTCCTCACGATTGAATTGACGTGTCCGCACTGTGCCAAGACACTTCATCGGAAAAGCTCCATTCCAGAACCATCAACGTTCGTGCCGGATACGCCATATGGAGGATACCGTCGTTACCGGGACTACTATCGTGGGAAAAGCCGTAGCCCGTCCCGTCAACTTGCACTCGACTATCGCCCACGGGTAGAATACTATCAAGGACAATGGATTACCTATGAGTGAAAAAAAAGTTACATGGGGATTATTCTTCCTTATTTTTCTCGGCGCGTGTGTTCTCTCCGCGTTTGCCTTTCTCCTTTCTGCCTATGCGGTATTCTGGCTGTGGCCTTATGCATTTGGGGCTTTTGATATTCCGTGCTTGACTTTCCAACAGGCGTGTGCTATCGTCGGTATCGTATGGGTACTGTCATTCCCGTTCAAATATAACTATACGGAGAACACATGAGTCGGCGTATTCAAATCGGTGATTATGTCTACGTGACGTTCCCTGACGGAAATTTTCTCTACGGAACGGTACTCGCTACCCCGCAGGACGTTGGGGATCAATGGGTATTGGAAGAAACAGGGGGTATTTTGCACCATATTATTTTGTTTTGTCAGATGACGCAAATCAAAAAGAAGGAAACTCTCGCATGATTCTCGAAACCAAGCCCTGTCCGTTCTGCGGTGGCAAAGATATCGAACTCGATGAATTCGACGTAGAAGATCGAGAAGGCTTTCCCGTTCGGATGCTCTGTGCGCTCTGCGGAGCCATAGGACCGTGGGAATATGCACCGGAAACACTCAAGCTAGAAGTCGCCATGCAAATGTGGAATACGAGGTATACCTAATGGACCATATCAAAGAACTGCCCGATGACGATGCCGTGATACAGGAACTCGTCAATCGTGCTACTACTTCCCGCACGACTCGCGCCTGTCCTCCGCAACAATGGGGGCGGGAACTCTGGCTCTGCTGCTGGATGACGGGCGCACTCCATGACTATATGACCGTCTGCCGGGAAGCCTTCGATATCGCCACGTATGTCAAAGCCGGTGGATGGGGGCGGGAATTCTTTCTGTGTTGCTGGATGACGGGGTGCTGGTTCAACCAATTCATTCGCGGATATCAAGAGGCGGGGTATCGTTAACTGCGCGAGGAGAGAGATATGGACTTTATTGATCCTGATTGCATCACAGCCGGGGCGCACCAATGCTGTTCCTGCGTCGAACGGGAATTAGAGCACAACAAGAAGCTCGTTGATATTCTAATGAGCAAACTCAAGCGAATGCAGATTTTACACGCCTTACATTGCCGGTTGGATCATTGCCATGAGCGCACGATGCACGAACACGGGAAGGATACTTAATGGATACGCACTTACTTTCTGAACTTGAACATTGTATTGAAGAATTCATCGAAAAGAATTGCGAGGAAGGGTACTGGACCGAAATGATTCATCCTCAACTCATACGGCAAATGGCGCGTGCGGCTGCGATTGTATTCGATTCGGGACAGGATGGGCAAACCTATGCTCGTCAGGAAGGCGTAGTGTAAGGCATGGCACTTGAAAGAAAATATGAATGGCAATGCCCGATGAGCGACCACGGGGGTATCTGTACCTTTTGTCCTCAATGTGGGCCAAACATTCATGTCGATGAAGATGGGTGTTGCCGGTGCTGTGGGGCGCTCGCAATGGGGGATGGTGTACGGTCGCTCGATGCCTATACGCGCATTCTCGAAAATGAGATTCGTAGATTGCAGCAGTTGCATGACGATCATTGCGCCATGTCCTGCGACGAAAACAAACGACACCGGACATGACCGAGGCAAACTCTATGGGATTCGCTATTCTTTTAAGGAGAGATAATTTATGATTCTCATAGCGTGTGGTGATCGAAACTGGACGAATGCCGCTCTTATTATCACGGTATTTGGTGATCTTCCTAAAGATACGAGAATCATTGAAGGTGAAGCACGGGGGGCGGATAGCTTGGCGCGAGATATAGCTATTTCACTCGGATTTACCGTCCTCCCCTTTCCTGCTGATTGGAATAAGTACGGGAAACGCGCCGGTCCCATCCGTAACCACGCGATGCTCGATGCCCTGATAGACGACGGTGATCCGCAAAAATTTGTCTATGCCTTTCATAATGACATTAATGCTTCCAAGGGCACAAAGCATATGGTGACTATTGCCTCGAAAAAAGGCATTCCCTGCTTTGTGTATACCACGCATTCCCCCGTTCCTTTTCGGTATATGCTCTCAGGGCGCTGCCAGCAATGACCATTACTATTTGCCGCCTATGGGATTTAACTGAACGGGAACAACGGACACTTCCCAAGGGTGGCTCTACTCGCGTCTTTTACCTTAAAATTCTATGGGACTCCGGCCTCACAGAAATCGTATCCTGCGGTTCGTCCATAGCCCTCGCCAGCCTTGTTGACCGAGCCTATGAACACGGGCGAGAGGATGGATACGCCGCCGCTCGCGCCGATCTGACCGTCGAAAGCGAAACTGCCGGATGCTGGAAATGAACCGCGCCTTCGTTCGCCCCCTTCTTTTTCTCGGGTTCTTCGTTGCGGGACTCTGGTATCTCTCCTCCTTCTATACCACTCTCTTTGGGCGGTTCTTTGAATGAAGCGTTTTCTCCTTTTCTTGTGGGATACCCTTCTTTGCGTCTTTGGCTTTATCAGCTTCCTCTTCCTCCTCGCTCTTACTATTAGCTTCTTCCTTCATGGTCCACCCCCTTAGCTTGTTTTTTTTGTTATTTCCTTTGTTATTTACTCTACTTTAACTAAGCGCAAGTATTGAATTTATCTTCGCTTTCTTTCTTTTGCTCCTTGACCTTATCGTTGTTTTCTTTGCTAAGTTTTTCGCTCCTTGACATTTTAATTTGCTTTTGTTTTTTACTTTCGGGGCACCGAGGTATTACGGCGAGGGGGGAGGGGGAAGCGGGGGGAGCGGTGGGGAGCGAGCGAGCGCCAGCGGGGAACGGCAGATTGAGCGCCACTTAATTTGAACGGCAGAACTAGAGCGGAGCGGAGCGCCGGAAGGTGCACAAACGAAAGCGGCAGCGGGAACCTTCCCCGCTGCCGCTCCGCTCCCGCTGGCGCTTCGCTTCCGCTCACGCTTTGGGGAAGGGATTATTCCATGCCAGCAAGTGTGAAGCGCAAAGGTGCACGCTCAACCCGTAAGCGTGAGCGAGCGCAATTGAGAGCGAGCGGAGCGCTTCGCTTTTGTTGCTTGTGCAATCGCAAGCCACTTCCCAAGCCCAAAGCCAGAACCTTACCACTTCAGCGGGGAGCGGCACGCTTCCCGTGGCTTCCCCCAAAGCGGCAATCTCAAGCGCTCCCAAGCCAGCAAGCGGCACGCTCCCCGCTTCCGCTTTCGCTTGCACCACTTCCCGATTGAAGCGCTCCCCATTGCACACTTCGCAAAGGTAAATCAGATTGCGAGCGCTCCCCTTTGCGCTCCCGCTGGAGCGCTTCACCATTGCACAGCAAACCGCTTCCGCTTGGTGACACTTGCCACACTTCCTAGGTTTGAACGTTCCCGCTTTCATTTGCTTAGTCCCTTCCGTACCACTTTGCGAGCGCTTCAATGTAACGCTCTTGCTCGCTTGTTTCGATTGATTGCGAGCAATGATTTGCTCTCACGTATTCAATTGCTTCCCGTGCTTTCATTCCCTTAGTCACCAGAACACAAGCAAGGAAGGTTCCCGTTCTGCCGTGGCTTCCGATGCAACAAACAATCACCTTCCCAGCGGGGAGCATGGAAAGCAAATCAAGCCAGAAGGCAAACCCCACAGCGGGAGCGGCGTGGTCAGTCCAATTGAGCGAAAGCACGGGAACGGGAGCGAAGCAATATTGATTCAGCGCTTCAAAATTGCTCCCCTCAAGTTTGGGAGCGCTCCCCACAAAGCGAGTCACCGGCGCTTTATAGGTGCCGCTGCAATCAATCACCAAGGAAGCGCCAGCGCTCACCAAGCGCATTGCTGCCGCTCCCGCAATCGTGCCGCTCCCGTTCTGATTTTCAAAGGTCACAAGCGGAGCGCTCCCGGTATGATTGCAAGCGGGTTTATTGTGCCACGCTTGGGAATAACCGCTTCCCGTTCCCCACACTGCCGCTGCCGCTTTCTTGTTGGGCTTGTTTTCTCTGAACAAGCGGCAATTGCAATTCTCACACTCCAAATCGTTTACGTGAAACAAGCGCTTGTGTGCACACTCGCAAACGCTTTCTAGTTCAATCCCAAAGCTAAACGCCATTGCTTCCGAAAGCGTGGCTTCAGCTTTGCCGCTTGTGGCTTCCGCTTTTGCGTTCTGAGGGGAGCGCTTCCGCTCCCCTCCCTTCCCCTTGCGCTCCCTTGTTTTCATCGCTCCTGCCCCTTCCCAGCGCTTTTAACGCTTAGTTCTGAAAGAGAGCGCAAACGCTCTCTTTAATTTCTTCCACGCTTACGCTGCCGCTTCCCACTTCCACGCTCCACAAAGCGCAATCAACGGGAAGGTAAAGAGCGGCGCTCCCCGCTTTGCTGGGGAGCGTGGCAAACCCCATTGCTTCCGCTGCCGTGAGCGATGCAATCAACTCGCTTGTCACGGGAAGAGTGGCTTCCTTGTAACCGCTGTGTCCCTTTGCTGTGGCTTGAATTCTGATTTGACCGCTCCCCTCCAGCGTTCTGATTTGCAGCGTGAGAATTGCCACGGGTTTAATCTCACGCTTGAACACCTTAAGCGCTCGCTCACGCTCCCACACTTGCTCCGCTTCAGAATCAAGGATTGCGCGCAAAGTGGGAAGCAAGCCCACGATTGTTTTCGCGTTCTGGCTTGCCGCTTTGTCAAAATTGTCGGTGCTCCCAAACTTTGTGAGAAGCGCTCCCCCATTATGGGAAGTGTGCACGATAGTATTGAGCGCCTTCTTACATTCCCCCAGCGCTTTGTCTGAAGGCTGGCGCACGTAAGCGGTAATCGCGTTTGTCAAATCAATCACCGCTTTGGTGCAATTCCACCACGCCACTCCACCAAAGCCGGAACACCACTTGTGGGTAAGGAAGGTTTGCGATGCTTTGCACAAGCGGAGCGTGCTTTGCGGGAAGGTGCACAACGCTTCCTTGTAAACTTGCGAGCGTGACAAACCGGAGCGCTTTGCGTGCCGCTCTTCCCCTAAGCACGCTGCCGTTCCCAAGCGGCAAGCCCAATTGAGCGCCACTCCCAAAATGAAAGCGCCGGAAGGGGAAGCGGGGAGCGTGATTGAGTTATGCAAGGCAAACAAAATCACCTTCAAAGCGCTGTGGAGCGCTTCAGCGTCTACCGTGAGCGGCAATCCCAAACCACGCATAACATCCCCGTGGAAGGTGCGGGGAGCGCTCACCTTCAGCGTTTGCCCCACAGCGGGAGTGTAAGTGGTGACAAAGGGAACACCACTTGATTGAGCATGGATTGCAGCGTGGCTTGTGAGCGAAGCGGTGGGAGCGTAACAAACGCTTCCCTTGGGAAGAGTGGGAACAAGCGCTTCCCACTCCAGCGGGGAGTAAATTGAAGGGTCAATAATTTTCGTTACCTTCACCGGGGAAGGGACAAAATCGAGCACCGTTTTAACTTCCACGCCTTCCCGCAATTGCACAGCATAAGTGTGGTCTGCCGTTCCCACAACTTCAATATACGCTGCCGTTCCCTTGTCACCGCTCAAACCCGCTTGATTGCGGGGAAGGTTCCCAAGCTTGCCAGCAAGGAAAATCTTACGGGTACGCTTCCCCGCTGTGGCACCGTCTGAACCTTCCCCCAGCGCAATCAAGTTATCGCTCACGATAGCAGACCAAGTGGCGCTCACCGGATGCATAACGCACACTTCCGCTTGTTCATCCGCTGCCGTGGCTTCATTCCACAGCTTCAGCGCTTCCGCTTCGCTCCCGATGCATCGGGAATCAACAAACCCGTGTCGGGGAGTTATGGGGCAGGGACGGCAGAAGGGGGACACTTCCCGATTGAGAAATTCCCGCACGTAAAGAATGAGAGCGCCGAAAGTTTGAGCGATGTAGAAAGTGGGAACCTTCCACGTTGCATCGGAAAGCGCTTGAATTCCCTTTGCCTTCTGTGTTCTCAACTCCATTTGCTTAGTCCCTTCTGGCTTTGTTGCGTTTAGGTTCTGAAGCCACTTTTGCCCCTTGTGAGCGCTGGCGCTTTGGTGGGGAGCGGCAGCGGGGAGCGCCGGAAGCGGCAAGCGGCAAGCAATGTTCAAACGTCACCATCGGCGCTTCCTTACCCGTTCCCCTTCCCCTAGGGAAGCGGAAAATTCCCACGCTCCCCGCTGAAGCGCTCTAAGCGCTTGATTTTGCTCGCTTTTCCGCTCTCAAACTAAATTTTCGCTCCCTTGATTTTGCCACGCTGAAAATCGGTAAAACGATTGATCGAACGCTAAAACAAGCCCAAACAAGCGCCGCGGTGGTGATTTTCCCTTGCAATTCTAGCACGTTAGAGCGTGCCCCGTTTTATAACGAAAATTGAAAGTGGCTTTAATTTTGCCACTTCCAGCGGGAGCGCTCCCCATATTCAAACCCCATTTAATTTTGCGCTCCCCGCTGGCGCTCCCCGCTGGCGCTTCCGGCGCTCCCCGCTGGCGCTCCGCTCCCCACTTCCGCTCCGCTCCCCGCTGGGATTAAACCCCACTCAATTCTCACAATTGACAAAGCGCTTTCTCAATGGTAAGAATGGCTTCCCAGCGGGGAAGCGCTGGGGAGCGTGATTTTGCCCCTTCTAATGAAGGGGAAAGCGTGATTTTCGCGTTATCAGACCTTGCCCCTTAAACGCTCACAATTGCCCCACAAGCCACGCTGAAAATCGGGAGGGGCAAGGTAAGGGGCAAGGTGCGTTTGCGCTTCCTAGGTCAATTGTGCGATTTTGCCCATATTTTAGGCAAAAGTTATCCACAGGCTTTTCGGTGGGTTATCCACAGGTTTTCCACAGGGGAACCGGGAAGTTATCCACAGGCGGTGACGGAATTTGTTAAAGCCCAAAAGGTGACAGATTTTGTCGCTGAATTTTAAGTGGGGTTTAATCCGGCGCTTCACCGGGAATCTGACACTTTCGCCTTTTCTTCGCCCCCGGTCGCCCACCGGCCCCGCCCCCGACCCCGCCCCCCGGCCCCGCCCCGCCCCTCCCCCCAGCCCCTAAGACGGGCGGAATCTAAGCAGGGCGGAATCTAGGCAGAATCTCGGCGGAACCTCGGCGCGGCGGAACCTTGGCAGAACCTCCTCTGTCCTACTGATAAGGCACGCGCTAATCCTAAGCATGGCGGAATCTCTTCCCTTCCTTTTAACCAATACTTTAATTTCTTTTGCCCAATTGAATTCATTTTTGTAACATGGTCGTTGTGCAAAAGTGGGTATCCAGCCCGTGAGCAACCCTCATTTTACCCCTGATTTTATTGATAAAACCCCTATGGTGTAGTTTTTCGTAGACACTTTTAATTTGATTGATTTTTGTGCTTTTTTGTTTGTTTTATGGCAGAAACGCGCGATTTTCCCCTGATATTTCGCATATTTAGCTCGTTTTGCCTATTTTTTAGGCACTTTCTTTCCAGCCCCTTTTCCCTATTAGCTCCCCCTCCCCTCCCGCCACTCCCTCATCCTAGCACACGCACGCAACAAATGCAAATTCAATCGCCTTATGCCCCGCTTTGTCGCTGTTCATTTGATTTCATCCCCCCGTTTTCCTTTGAAATTCAAGTGTTTTCTAGCTTTTATGCTGTAAGTAGTTGATATATAAGGCTTTTTTTCGTTTTGCAAGACAACGAAAAACCCAACCCCTTGACGTGTAACAAAATAACACACCCCTAACCCCGCGAAAACACAAAGGAAAACAAACAAAAAGCCCCCGTAAAAAACAGGACAAAATCGACGGTCCACCTAGAAATGCGCCCACAAACGCCCAATGCTTCCCCACCCCGCCCATGCTGTTTCCGGCAGTAATAATCCCGAAACACCCCCCACCCCTCTGCCGTCAAATCGAACCATGAAAACAAAGGGGGGGATAACCGCACGAAGAGAGGGGATAAGGGCTTTAGGCAGGGGATAGACTCTTATGCTTAGGGGATCGTTTGTAAGACCCTTTCCCTTTAGCGGGAGCATGAGAGCCACCCTTTTGCTGAATGATAGGCTTAGGCGACTTCACTAATAGAGCAAGCGGATTGATCGTGCCTTTTTTGCAGACTATGGAAATCCGTTTGCGTTTCATGGCGTTTAATCCCTATCCCGTTGCCCAATAATGTAAATCTGTTCTCGAAAATCCTCCACCGCTTGACCCACCGCAATCAACTCACGCAACGCTTTCAATTCTAGCTCTGAAACCGTAACCGTACAAACCCCAGCCCGATTCCCCCCTAAGTTACGCTCAACCATGTTCGCAAAATCAGATACCACTTTAATTACGTAAGCATTTTTCATTTTTTATCTCCTTATCGCTCGGGAAGCCATGCCACCACTTCCGCTGTGTTCCGAAGGCACGCCGTAGCTGCCTCAATATAGGCGTAGCGCGTCGAATCAAGGTGCGGCCAGAGGGACGCTTGATAGAGCAAGTCGGAAGCGCGCATAACGCCATTGACGGCACACATAGGCACACTCCCGGCTAGCTCACGAACGCGATTATCATACTCAATAAAAGTGTCCTCCGGTATTGGATCACACTCGCAATGGCTTTCGATATCCTTCGCCAACGCAAGCAATGCCGTCGCTGTTCGCTCAAGAAACTTTGCCATGTTAACCCCCTTCTAATCTCACAACCAGAACGGTTCGATTCCACCGGCAAGGTAATGAATAAACCCCTCCGGCCCCTTCATCCACTTGTGGTTAAAATCCTTCTGAGGGAACTTTGACAGCCGCTCAACCTTCTCGCCGTAAATAGTCGGCTCTGCGGTGCCGTCCTTCTCGTCGTATTGCGGATACCACCTGTCGCCGCAACAAGAACAATCCACGCCGTCGTCACAGCCGTTAAAGTACAGCCCAATGCTTTCGGCCCGTTCGTTTGCTTGCTGTGCGTTTGCTGCCTCGATAATAACCCAATGCGAAATCCCCCGCTTCTCGTCAAAGTCGAAACTTCCGCCCGTGTTATTCTGGTTAAACTCAAAAAATGCCATAACGAAACTCCTTTCCGCAAATTAAGGCTCCCTTAATCGGGAGCCACCCGCCCCGCCGTCTTTCGCAGGGCTTCGTTGATAACCTTCCACTGGTCGTCAGTCAGATTCGCGGCGTCAATGTTCCCGTTGCACAACGTCTGCAACATCGCCATTGCCACGATACGGGACGCACGCCGAACCATCCAGTAATCGGTGTCGGACACGTCGGCATCATTGCACGCCTTCGGAGAAGTGTCGCGCCCGAATTCCTTGAGCACCGTTTCGTAAGTTTCATACGGTTCCCACACTTCGGATTTGGGATTGCGAACCGTCGCCGGATCAACAAGCATCCCCTCTTTAACCGTCAACTCTTCGATTCGTGCCATGTGCGTTTCCCCTTTCGTTGAACAGAGTCTAACAAACCAAAAAGGAAAAGTCAAGAAAAAAATCAGCTTTCGACACAAATGTAGTAATCAATGTCGAAGCGGTCGCAGTAGCCGTAAGGATCATTCCCCCGCCAGCCGTAGCCGGTCGTGACAACGCCCCGCCCGTGCGTTACGATAGTCGCGGCAGGGTAATAGGTGAAGTCCACCCCGTCAAGGCGCAGCGAAACCTCTTCGTCGGAATACTCGCAACGGCTAATCAGCGTTGCCGTGCGTCCCTTCCCCCCGTGGTTTGTGATGATGCCACCAACCGGAGCAAACGTGTGCCGCTCCTGTGCCGGAATGTCACTCAGATACTCGTTGCGTGCCTTGAAAGCCCCTTGCCATTCCATTTGCGTTCCCCTTTCTGGTTTCTTGCTGCCGTTGAAAAGAGTTTAACAAATGGAAATGGATAAGTCAAGGGGAATCTTTCAAAATTTCTTCCAGCGCAAAAAAAAGTTGCTGGCGTGTCTCGTAGGCTTCTGCCGGTTCCCATTGGCAATAGGCAAGAAACTGTTCTAACGAATCTCTTGCGAGAAGAAGCCACAACTTAGCCCCGTCTTTATTCCCCTGCTGATAATTCCACCGTGCTTGACTGAGCGAATAAAGCGCACTCGTATCCAGCCTGTTACAAATGGCTTCATCTTCGGCATCGTGATATACACCGGGACGATAGGACAGGGAGCATCCGAAGAAGCCCCCCGCCACTATCGCCACCGCACATACGTTACGGAAGCTTCGCCGTAACCGTAAGCCCGTCCTTCTTAGCGAACATCGGGACATAAACGTTAATAACCTCCAAGCCTGTTACCTTCTCGAAATCACGCACGGCGTTTGTCAAAGTAATTTCTAAGGTTCGCTTTCGAGAACGAACCTCTTCCACCGTAGGCGACTTCGGCGCGGGATTGATAGTCACGTAATTTTTCTCTTCGGGAAACATAAGCATCCTCCTTTTATCCCTTGCACAATCCGGTCGGACCAATAATGGCACCGATCACCATTAGCTTTTGAATAATCGCCAACCGCAAATCGGTGTCAGTCAAGCCCCGTGCGGTCGTTTGCTGCATCTGGTCAAGGCTCATCCTTTGCTGACCGCTGCACGCAAAACAAGTGCCGCCCCAATGCCTCAAATGCCTTGCGGCGTGCTCCCTCTGGCACTTCGGACACGTCGCCGTCGCGGTTCCCATATTATCACCCCTTTAATTCTGCTTGACGGTCGGACAGGATTGCGGAATTACAAAGGCTTCAAACAAAATCCCCAAACCGGCAAGCGGCCTATTCTGTAGGGCATACACGAACGAACGATTTGCAAACCCAATAGGAATAGCCTTCCCATAAATTTCTGCAAATAGATCACCCTTGTATTCGCCCCAACTGTCGCCGCACTCACACTCAACCGTTTCCGGCTTTAGTCGGCGTACATCGTGGCACGTCGGACAAAAAATAAGTTTCATGGTTTCCGCTCCTTCCAGTTAGCCCAATGCTCCTTAAAGCGTGTCGGAGTCGCATTGAAATTCCGTTCGTGATAAAAGGCGGCACAATCCGCACACGTATAAATAAACCCCTTCCGCTTTCCATTCGGCTTGACGTGTGCCGGAACACAGCAAATGGCTTCCGCGTCGTGGCACCGTCCGCAAATGTTCGTTTCGTGTTTCATGGGGGAAGTCTAGCACAGCTTCCCGGCATTGTCAAGAAAAAATCAATAGGCAGGGGAAAACATCACACTATTGAACTTCCCTTTAATGCCTAGAAATTCAAGCTTCGTATGATAGGAATGAACAGCCACACGGGAAACCTCAAGGATATCCCCCACGGTAATTTTCCCGGTCGGATCGTCGCAGCTTCCCCACCGGCTTTGTAGGATATCACCACCAAGGAAAACCACTTTATCCCCCACTTTAGTTTCTGGTCCGCACGTCTGCATAAAATGCCTCCATAAAAGAAAGGGGGATGCTTGCCTTATGTTCGATTGATACGGTGCGGCACAATTCGTTCCTCGCTTGCCAGTATCAACGGGCAATTTATCCCCCGTGTAATATGCCGCCCATAATATCGGGCGCTACTGCTTGCATGGGGCGGCGTCATGCAAGCGGCCCGATGTTCAAGCGTCGGCATCACCCCCCTTAACAGGATGAATGTTGACAATCGAACCTTCGTATTTATGCCCACCACAATCGAGCCATACGAATACCCGCCCCGTTTCCGTATCCCCTTCGACTAGCGTGCCGTCTAAATTATACTTTCGGCAGAATGTCCGCAACGCTTCACGGTGCATCTGTTCGCTCGAAAGCGCATGGTCAAAAGGCACCGTAACGCGCCTTCCCCCCTCTTCGTAAGCAATAACGCGAGAACCTAATACCTCTGTCGGTCCACGGTATCGAGTAAAAATAGGAAGCATCTTAAATCCTTTCGTTATTACGTGAACGGTAGGAAAGGTTGCAAGCCCTTCCTACCGCCCCCGGTTATGTCTGCAAAGGCTGGCGATTTGGCTGCCTATTCCCATTGCAGGAAGTCGCTGGCTTTCGCCGGAACGGACGCGCTTACGCCTTCATGCAGACAAACATACCTTAACCTATTTCCTCTCGAAAGTCAAGCAAATAATTTTCTTTTCGTGTATCTCTGTATCGTTTGCACTTCGGGCACCACCGAAACGCCCCCGGCTTATCGTCAAGCTTCTCATGCCCATTTTCCCAACAATCAAAATGCAACGGAAGCGAGTCGATGGTGTCCGTAACTATTTTCCCAAGGCTTCATCAATCTTTCTGTCGATTTCTGACTGCCTTGCCTCTTCATCTTTATACGCCCAATAATTTGTCCAATCGTCGTAAGCATTTTCGTCGGTGGGCGGTTCGTCGCCGCACTTCGGGCACGGCTTGGCATCTTCGTCGCCACCAGCAAACCCACCAGAGGGCGGTTCGTCACGCCCCCCGAAGCTGTACGGCTCAACGTCAAATCCCCACGTCGTTAATCCGCACTCACACGTATAAGAAATTTCATGCTCTTTATAGCGTGCCATTTTCGTTTCCCTCACGGTTACGGTAAAGGTTGACATTATCCGAATACCCAAGCCAATATCCCTAGTATAATGGTCGTTACCCACAAGTCAATAGTCGATTCCCACTCAGCGCATTTTTTCATCGTTTTTCTTCCTCTGTTCGCCGTGCCAGCAAAGCCGTGCAAACTCCGTAAAAAGCGCGTGGTCGAAACGTTCGTTATCATTCGCGCACACTTCCGCCACCGCTTCAACCGCTTGCTTGTGTGATGCAGCGTCGGTAATTCTTGCCAGCCCTTTCGCAAGCTGGATGAAATCCTTTCGAGTCATTTTATTCCCCCTTTTAGTGCTGCCAAAAATCAATCAGCACCGGCAAGATTCCCCATGCGAAATAAAACACCGCTGTCATTAGGATTGACTTGACCATTTTTCGCCCCTCCGTCGCAACGCTTCATCACGCCAAGCCATATAGTCTTGAAACCAGAAGCACGCAATAGCTAGAAGCAAAAAATACATGGTATGCTCTCCCTTCTGTAAGAGAGCATACCATTCCAGCGCACGGGAAGCAAATGAATAAATCTTATGGAAAGATCAAGTGAGCAAGTTCCCGCGCCTTCGTGAAGCCTTCAACAGAGTTATGCAGTTCGCCGTTAGGATAATCGTCGTTAATGTAATACGTGTCTTGAATCACGTAATACTCCGGTGTCAAGCCGTCCCGAAATGTATTATCCAGCGGCTTAATTGTCGTGATCTTACGAACACCGGGAAAGTTATCCGGCGTCGTATAAACCCCTATGGTAAAAAATCGACCGAAATAGTCCGACATGGTTGCCTCCTTTAGACCGCCCATAATCTCGTTGTTATCGGTCCACCACACTCGGGACACAGCCCGTCGTCAGCTTCCCCGCCGTCGATAAACTGCATCCAACCGCACCGCTTACTTTCCACTTCCTTAATGTGGCGGCACTTCTTCTGCTTCCACTTAAACCCTAGGCAAGTGCAACGCCACCCATATTCGTATTCCCCTCCCGGCGTCGGTCCATAGCTCACGGTGTACGTATCCCCGTGACTTCCGGTTACTTTGATTTCCCAATGAGAGGCAGATTCGCACTCTTGAAACGGGACCGACATTAGGTCAGGCATAATTTAACTCCTTCTCGTTACTTCTTGGTCAAGTCCACGCTGATATCGTAGCCCAATGCCCACGCAATTGTTGTAAGCGATTTAAGCGAAAGTGTTTCTTTGTCGGAATCTCTCCCGGTTAGTCCTCGAAAAACTTGCTTGATAAACTCACGCTCAAATCCGGTCTTTTCTGCTAGCACCTTGTCGTTGACCTTCTTCCGGCGCTTCACAGCAATCAGTTTCGTCAACAGCGTGTCAACCAATGACGCATACGCTATCGAGCGTGCCAGCGTTTCATCTTTACTGAGCGTGTTCCAATACTCGCGTTTTTCCTGTGTCGTAAGGTTCATTTTAATACTCCTCTAAAGATACGCAATCAATTTCCATTTCGTCGTCATCTAACACCGTAGCAATAACCTCAATTGCCTCTTCTTCGCGGTCGGTCCTACAGTTATGAAAACAGTATTCATGCGGTGCGATTTCAACGGCAGACGCACGCATATTATCCGCAAATTTCAAGGCTTGCAAAACAACGTGAGCGATTTTTTCGGGAAACATTTTCTACCCCTTTCGTTAGAACTACCTTAGCAGGGATTCCCCCAAAAGTCAAGGGGAATCGTAGAAAATTATTGCTGGGTCGTCAATCGGAAGGGCAATCGGAAGGCGAGAGTAAAAAGGGCAAGTGCAACCGGGAACGAAGCACTTACCCTTGGTTGAGCGGTGGAACTTGCGACGGTGAAGGCACGCACAGATTGAAGCGTGCCTCCCCCGTCGTCCTGACTTACGCGGCAAGTCGGAAGTCGCTAACTTCCCGAAGGGCATGAGTCACCGCAAGCAAAGACTGCTGGTTAGTTGAGTAAGACTTAATCGCCTTTGCAGATTCAGTAAAAGCGTTCATCAGCGACCAAGCCGTGCGCGGCTCAAACTCTTCGTGCGGCGGCTTAAAGTAGTTCGTCGCCACCGAAGGGAACAGCCGCATGGGGAACTTTTCCGCCGCGAAGATGTTAAAAATAATCTCCTTGGCAAACCCATCGCTAACCGGGAATTCCTTCAAGTGGTCGGACAAGCCAACCAGCAAGGCGAAATTCTCTTCCCACCGATCAATCGCGGGACCAATCTCAAGCGTAATATTGAGATTCGGCGTGTGCTTCTTGTTGAGGCAAACAAACTCCCCACTAAAAGCCAAGTTATCGCACACGAACACCCGCGAACCAGCCACAACGCCAGCCGCCCACGTCTTGTCGTTGCTGTTGCGGAAACCGATCACGCTGCGGAAATCGCCGCTAGGCGCAACCGTCGTAACATCCCACAGCCCGAAAAGCTGCAAGCCGTTCTGCTTCAAGGCGAGATGTTCGCCCACAATGCCCACCCCGCGCCGCGTCAATTCCCCCTCGATTGTGTCGATAAACTCCGCATGAGGGAGCGGCTTAAACGAATCGGTCGAACCGGGAACGGGAGCCATAAGAACCTCTTCCCGCGAAACCGACTGAGCACCGCAATGCATCACCAATCGCCCACCGTGTTCCGTCGTTACTGCATCCCATGCCATAATGTGTTGCCTCCTTTGTTTGATGAAAATACTTTAGCACGCTTCTTCGTCGTTGTCAAGGTCTTTTTTCCTGAGAGCATCCGAATAAGCGATTTCTTCCCGTGTGATCGTCGCGGCGGCATGAATGAACTTCTCAACGTCCACCGTTTTAACCCACCCCATAACATCATCATGCTCATTCGGGACAAGCCCCGCCTTCGCAGCAACCGCATACGTTGCCCATTGGCATTTCTTATCGTCGTGGGTATCGAGCAACGCCGCAACTTCCGCGTCATCGGATTCTGTAACAAGAACAGTATTCTTGGACAAATTAACCGGCTTGTCCCTATCTGTGATGTAATTATAAGGCCCGAATTGGATTGACGCGGTTACGCCATTCGGAAACGTCATTTGAAAACCAGTGCCATACGTAATAGCCAGCGTCTTATGGTTTTTTTTGCCCATTCTTTTTCCCTTTCGCCTTCGTTTCTTGCACTGTTTTAATCAGTGCGGTAATATACTCGCTTTCGGATGCAAAGGCACACGGATTACACGGTGCCGAATCTACAAACTTTCGTGCGCTAGTTATCGTGCCACCAAAAAGCGACTTGATTGCTTGCGCGCCGCTTTCCTGCCACTCTAGATATTCCTCTGGCGTGTCATCCGGCGCTTCTGATTCTTCCGTTGCCGGTTTTGTTTTCTTAGATTGCCGATATTGCTCATAAAGGTATACGGAAAATTTAACAATGCCCATAAAGGTGCCGGTCAGAAATACGAGCGTAAAATATACCATTGCTCCTATTAGACCGGCACCATTTCCACCACCATGCCCCCCGCCCCGCCCCATGCTCACAGCGGCTAAAGCGACATATAAATTCCCTCACCCGCTGCACCACGCTTTAGCAAGTCAAGAAATTTATCGCGCTTCTCCTTGAAGTATTCAACCCATTCCGTATACTCCTTGTCGTCACCTTCGCAACCTAGCTCTTTTGCGGAAGGAATTTCCGGCTCAACATCTTTATACTGGTCGTAATATTCTTGACAAGTCTCTGGCGGCAAAACGCTTTCGTCATTCAAGGCAGGGATTACGTCCTTCCACCATGAAAACCCTAGCGTCCACGCGAGGTTAGTCGGATTATACGAATCACGAAAATAATCGTTATCCGAATCGCTCAGTTTACCGTCTACCATCAAATAGCAATCTGCGCCCATGATTCTACTCCTTTTACCGCACGTCGAAATATTCGCAAGCCGTGGCAAGCAAATGGTTATAGTCGCCGCTCATCATTTCTTTTAGCATCGTATCAATCTTCTCCTGTTCAAACTTTGCCTTGCGAGCGGCTTGCCGACACGCGCCCATGATTGCAAACGCATTGCCGTCCGTACCCACCAGCTTAAGAATAGGCTTCTTCGGTTCCTTAACTGTTGTCATCGACTTTCTCCTTATCGGTTGCGGGATTAGTAATAATAATCCACCGTTCTGCTTGGTCTTTCAACTCTTCTACAACAACGCCCATAACATCGCCGGTCCCGTAGTCGTCATCCCCCATATGAGAATTAAGCACCACGTCGGACCAATCAATCCACTTGCTGAAATAAAAGTTATAGATGCCCGTAACCCGCTTGGCTACGCTCGTTAAATGCGGTTGCACTAACCTTGTTTCGTATTCGTATATCGTAATCAAGGCGTGCGGCTCTAGCTGGTTTGCGCCCACAACGCGCCACCCCAGCTTTATGCGTTCCGTAGACTTGAAATATTCAAGGGCTTGTTCCTTGTATTCATAATCCGACATAACGCTTCCCCTTTCTGAAGCCATACTAGCACGCCGTCGCTATCGTGTCAAGTTTTTTCCTGCTTCAAGCGATCCCCCTTCAGCATGGCTAGAATATTTTCAATCTGGTCGTGAACGTCGATTGCCTCCATGATACTTAACCGAACATCCCACTTATAAAGAGGGCTTTTAATATGCATGATAATCGGCTTAGATTGCATCACGTCGGTCGGTCCTAAGTAGGACAGGCTTATTTTTCTGTCACTCATAATTATCCCCACCGTAAATTCTTTAGTGCTTGCTCTGCCATTCCCCTTGTATCAAGAAGAATGGCGCGGCACGGTTCGCAAAGAATACTAACGTGTAGCCACAATTTGTCACTTAATTGCTCCGAAAGCGGCTGGCTCAAACCATACGTCTTGTCGCATCCGATGCAGTCGCTTATGATTGTCTGCCTATCAAGTTGTTTAGTGTGCATAATCGCCCCCGTGGTTTAGCCACCCCTTAAGTTGCAAGCCGTTTTTTCCTTCCGGCTTTACATACATTGACCACACGGTTCCTCCGGTATTGTCAAGCGCATTAACCTCAAGAATCTTATTTGCATATTTCTTGACTTCGATTACCGGCTTAACTTCCGGCTTGACGCTCTTACTTAATGAGGCTGTCATTGCGCTACCGTTTCCTTTCTCTTGAGGCACCATGCGACAAGGGCTTGCTCCCGCGCCTTTTCCTTGTCCGCTTCTATTTGCTCATAGGCGCATATCCAACAGCCGTCGCTATCCATGCGCCTTTTATGCCGCCAACAAACCGAAATTATTGTAGCCATTACTTAATCCCCCTTCGCTGGCAATCGTGGTAATCTTCGACAATATACTGTAGCGTTTCAATGTCGATTTCTTCGGATTCAACTTGCATCCAGCCCAACGATTGAACGTGGGCAAAGAAGATTACTCCGCTTGTATAAATCTTTGCCGTCTGGTAATCTACTTTGACCTTCGGCGCTTTCGCAATCGCCTTGAGGCTTTCCGTATCATAGCAATCAATTTCTGTTACGTCAACGCACAATTCATCTAGCTCGTCGCAATCCTTGCACCACTCCCCACCATTCCAATACATTTCGAGGGAGAAAATCTCAGGGTCAACTTGCCGGATGCTTTCGAGGGACCAAATGCGGTGTAGCATCGCCTCTGCTTCCGGCCCCGTAATATCAACCATATAATGACCAACGGTTATGACTTCTTCGTGCTGCTGGTCCGCTTTCAATAGGAAGATCATGGTTAAACTCCTTTCCGCTAGGCCAGAGTATAGCCTATCAGATTGAAAAAATCAAGGGGAAAGTTTCAGGTTCCCAACGATGCCACCAGCCCACCCGATGCTCACACGATTCGCAGACGTATTCCCCCATCGTTTTATCGAGGTAATAATTCCCGCCGCACTGGCACTTCTTCGGCTTCTTCTCTTGCGGTTTCATCGTGCTTTCCTCCATGCCGACACCATAGCACACGCCGGAAGGGAAATCAAGAGAAAAAATTAGAGGGTGGTTAATCTGCGGAGGGGGATCGTCGGGGAGTTTCGGATTAGGGGGGAGGTAAGTTACGGGGGAGGGGATCGTCGGGGCGGGGCGGGGCGGGGTAGCGGGGCGGGGCAGTATAAGCACGGCAGAATCTTGCCTTGCCCATAAAGCCCCGCAGAATCTCGGCCCCGACATTAATCGCGGCAGAATCTCGGCTGGCCTATAAGTGCGGCAGAATCTAGGGGAGGCAACAGAACGAATCGAGCATCATTTGGAATAATGCCCCCGCAACAAATCCAATGACAAAAACAAGGAACATTTCGTTATGCTTGTGCATTAGCATACTCGTCGCACTTCTTGATCTCTTCTTCCATGATTTCAATTTGCTGATAATAATAATCAATAAGCTCCCTGATCTTTTTCTTTTTCTTTCTCATGCACTGAACTCGTTTATAATTCGTGCCAGTTGAAAGCTTGTGTTTCTTGGCGCAGTAGGGACAATATTTCTTCATCTGATAATACCCCATAGCGCCTCCCGTGCCTTTTCCCCGCCCATAAGTTCTACCTTATTTTCTTCTGGAATAATATATCTTACGCCACAATCCCAGCACGCGCAATACCACGGGAAATGAGTGGGCGTTACTTTAAGACTATTCCCGCAGAATTCACATCTATACATCGCAATCCTCCCTTTTGCACGGAATCATTTCGCTGATACGCCCTTCGATAACCCAGCACCGGCCACAGGCAAGTGTGCTACGACCATCTTCTAATATAAATGGAAGAGGTAACTCACAATGACGAGGGCAATGTGCGTGCGTTACTTCGTGCAGTCTGCACCACTTTCGATAGATTGCTTCTTTTCTTGGTCGCATTGCTCTATCTTGAACCCACCCTGCTTACGCATCCAATATATAAGATTCGCAAGCGACTGTCCATAGAAGGTTCTGACGATAGACGGGCAACGGACAATTATATCATAGCAATCCGTTCCAACACAAACAGTCATTTTTTGAGAAGAAAGATACCACCAATTCATTACTTTGCCTGTACCCTGTAAATAATATAGCCTCTTGTCTTGTGTAGCACTTCATAAGGAAGGTAGACGGTACGCTGATATGTCCCACTATTCGTCAGACCATCCTTTTGAATATCGCGCCGCACGCTAATATAGGCATTTCCACCATTATCATCGAGGAGACTACGTATATCCCGCAGAATCTTTAGCTCATAAAGCGGGGGAATAGTATTAAGAACATACGTGCAAACAATAGTCTTAAAAAGACCATCTGGCCTTACTGGAAAATAACAGGGATCAAACTTTTCCCAGAGATAAGTTTCAGCATCCTTTCCACGACCGCATCCATAGTCGAGCGTGCGCCCCCATATTTTCCCATGCTCTACAAGCCAGCGTGCAGGAGCGGAAGCCGTAGTTCTTGCCATAGCGGTACGCGCCGAAATTGCTTCGTAATCTTTCTGTCGCATGATTTCCTCTTTATTAAGCTAGGCGTCCAATGATAATGCCAAGAAGGCATCCACCAAGGAAACAAAAAAACAAAACAACCGGATCAATCATAATATAGCGAGGGAGAGAATCGAACTCTC